ATGAGTATCGATGCAGAGCGTGAGCGCTATATCGTCAAGACCAAACGCGAGATTAAGCGCTATTTTGTGGATCAGCAATCGAAACTTATGAAGCAATTGGAAGGCGCGTCAGCATTCGAAGCGGAGCGTATCACAGATCAAGTAGTGACAGCAACAAGTAAGGATTTGCGCAATATTTTAATTGCTATGAATCGTGCGGTGATCGATCATTTCGGCAAACAGCAGTACAACGATTTGCGGCGCGAGAAGATGCAGACGAAAGCATTCGAAGCCTACACCGATGATTTGCTATATTGGATCACGCTGAATGTAGGAAACGCGGTTGTGCTGATTGACGACACCACACGCGCCGAGATCAAAACGATCATTGCGCAAGGAATCGCGGCAGGATGGGCAATTGGTGATGAGGAAGCGCCGGACACGATAGCATATGCAATAGGGCAATTGTATCTGGAACAAATCATTCCGAATCGGTCGGAAACAATCGCACGAACGGAAACGATGACAGCCGCAAACAAGGGAAGCCTATCAGGGGCACAACAAGCAGAAACGGATTTCGGCGCTAGATTGCTAAAAATCTGGATACCGACACAAGACGGTGATACGCGAGATACACACGCGGCGATGTCTGGTCATCCGGCTATAGCATTGACTGACAAATTCCGAGTTGGTCAGTCACTTGGTGAATATCCTGCCGATTGGGAATTGTCAGCACGTGAACGGATCAATTGCAGGTGTGCAGTAGGTTATGTGAGATCACAGGAACGAGGTGAAGATGATGCAATACAAAGCGAGTAGATTCGAGTTGAAAGCGGCAGGAGATAATACCATTGAAGGGTACGCGGCTTACTTTGGCAACGTGGATTCCTATGGCGATATTATCGAGCAAGGCGCATTCACCAAGACGCTGAAAGAGAATAGCGCACGCGTTAAAGTGTTATGGCAACATGACACGAGCGAGCCAATCGGCAAGCCAATCGCGATGGAACAAGATTCAAAAGGATTATATATCAAAGCCAAAATAAGCATGACGGATACAGGGCGTAAGGCGATGGAGTTAATGCGTGACGGTGTAATAGACGAGATGTCTATCGGATATGATATAATCAAAGACGAGTATAAGTCCAAAAATCGTATGCTTAAAGAGTTGCGGCTATGGGAGTTTTCTCCCGTAACTTTTGCGGCAAACGAAAAGGCGCGGATCACTTCTGCAAAGTCTCTTTCTGAACTTTTGTATGATGTAAAAAGCGCTGACATTGGCGAAATCAAAAACGCGATTCAAAAATTAAACGAGTTAATCGCACAACTTGAGCCGGAACAATCCACTCAAAAAAGCGATGATGAACAACAAGAAGTACAAGCAATCCTGCAAATGATTCGAGGGTTCAAAAATGCCTAGTCCACAAAGCGGCGAGGGTAGAGATGAATTCGTGAATCGTTGCATGGGTGATGCAGAAGCATTAGCGGACTTTCCGGACAATGCCCAAAGGTTCGCGGTATGCAATACGTTTTATGATGAAGGACAAAAACAACTATCACAGGGAGTGAAAACGATGGATGCAATTAAAGAGATTCAACAAGCAATCGGCGAAGCGCTTTCCAATGGCGCAAGCAAAATGGAATTAAAATCGTTGGAAGATCGTTTGATGGAGCGCCTTAGCAATCAAGCAAAAGACAATGCAGACGCTGATGCGTTGTTCAGCAAATTCCAAACAGAGCTAGAAAAAACAAAAGCGGAACTTTCCGAGCAAGCTAAAAAATCCGCGTTCGTTGCACCTGAGAAAAAAGAAACATTTGGCGACTTCTTGGTTAAAGCGCGCCGCGGCGATGCAGGACTTCGTGAAATGACGCGTAAAGCGTTGGGCGAATCTACTGGTGTAGATGGCGGCTTCTTGGTACCAGAGCAATTTATGAATGAAGTAGCACAAGTACGTTTGGAGCGTTCCGTTGTTCGCGGAAGCGGCGCACGCGTTCTAAACATGGCTAGCAACATTTTGAAAATGCCAGCGCTTAACGTTGCAAGTAATGCGGCAGGTTCTATCTTTGGTGGAGTTGCGGCTTACTGGACAGGCGAAGGCGAGACAAAAACACCTAGCGCACCAAAATTCAAACAAGTCACACTTGAAGCTAATAAATTGATTGGTTACGTTGAATCGTCTGACGAGTTGAACAATGATGCAATTGTTTCGATGGGCGGACTATTGCAAGACTTGTTCGCGCAAACAATCGCATTCGAAGAAGATGTCGCTTTCTTGACTGGTAACGGTGTAGGCAAGCCGCTTGGAATCTTGAATGCACCTGCTAAAATCGCAGTAACGCGCACAACTGCAAGCCGCGTTGGTACTGTCGATTTGGTTGCTATGTTAGCGCGTTCTTATGGTTCTCTTTCCAATAAAGTATGGGTTATCAATCAATCCGTATTGCCTGAAATCTACAAATTGAAAGACGAGAACAGCAATTATATCTTATTGCCGGGTTCGAATTCTTCAATCGCAGGAGCATTGCCACAAACCATTTATGGCGTTCCGGTTATCGTAACAGAGAAACTGCCTGCATTGGGAACTTCGGGCGATATCTTGTTAGCTGATATGTCCTACTACTTGATTGGAGACCGTCAACAATTAACTGTTGATGAGTCCATCCATGTGAAATTCCAAACGGACGAGAAGTCTTGGAGATTTGTAAGCCGCGTAGCAGGTCAGCCTTGGATCGATTCCGCAATTACACCACGCGCAGGCGGTTCTACATTGTCGCCATTCGTGACACTTACTTAATAAAAGGGAGGGTTAAAAAATGCCAAACGCAAAAATTAGCGAACAAGTAACAATTTCGGAAGCAATTTATCCGCAAGTTTCGGCGGCAATCTCTTCTTCTACTCTTGTTGATATGAGCCAATTCGGACGATTCGCGGCGGTTGTATCTCATGGCACAGCTACAACGGCGAGTACGCTTGTTGTTAAAGTTTACGAATCCACTGCCGCAACATGGGCAGGTGCAGTAGCAACATTGTTGTCCACGACTACAGTTAGCGTTGCAACAGCTTCTACAAATGTAACAACTGTAGATGTATTGAACACTGACATCACAGAAGGCAAGCGCTACCTTGGAGTGTACGTTACCAAAGTAGACACAGCTTCTTCGATTAGTGCTATTAACGTACAAGGCAACGATCGCTACCAAGGTTAATAAAACGCGATTCGCGCGATAGAGGGATAGTTGACGAACGACAAGGGCGAGCCTGTACGCCTTTCCCTCTATTTTTTACAGGTACACACAAACACAGGAGCGTGTGAAGAATGATGGAAGAAGCAAAGCAAGCGCCAATAAAAATTATGATCGGTATTCCAATGAGTAGACCGATCGAATTTCGCGTATTCGAATCATTTGTAAAGATGGCAAATCAACGCGGTCATCACGAGTATATGTTTTGCATGACACAGAATTCACTCGTTCATGATGCACGCGAAAGTATCGTTGAGCAGTTTCTAAAATCCGAATGCGAAGCGCTGATGTTTATTGATTCGGATATGGTATTCCATCCGCTTTCAATTTATTATCTAGAGCGGCACAAGTTGCCATTTGTAACAGCAAAAGCATTCAAGCGCGTACAGCCATATCAACCTTGTTTCTATTCCAAAATCGAAGAACAGCCAGATGGCAAATGCTATCTTGAAAGTCCGGTAGAATATGGTGAGGGACTTTTGCCAATCGATGGGGCAGGAATGGCTTGTTGTTTGATTCGCCGCGAAGTTTTCGACAAAGTGCAGAAACCGTACTTTTTCCCGAAGGACGGATGGGGCGAGGATTTGTCCTTTTGCTACAAACTAAAGCAATCAGGTGTTCAGATGTACGTTGACACCACGTTACAGTTTGGTCATTTGGCGCAGGTGCCAATTTTCGAAGAAGACTTCCGCGAGTATTACAATAAGCACAAACACGAACTAGGAACGCTATATGTCGAAGATCGAGGCGATGGCTTATGATTCGTATTTTATTAGGCGCGCCAGTTAGACAAGATCATCTGACATTTTATAAATATCTCAAGGCAATACGTCAACTGGAGACCCATGGGGTAAAGGTTGACTTGTTTTTTATACTGCACAATTCGCCAAGGTTGAAACGTTTCTTAAAACCTTCGCAGTATGTCGAATTTACTAGCGAAAACGAGTATAGGCGAGACGAAGAAACGCACCACTGGACAGGCGAAAACTTAAAAGATGTAACCAAGATGAAAAACGCGTTATTAAGGCACACGATAGAAAATCGATACGATTATTTTTTCCTAGTGGATTCGGATTTGATTCTACAGCCACAAACGATTCAACGTCTTTTAAGCCATAAAAAAGAAATCGTCGCAGAAGTCTTTTGGACACAGTGGAAGCCGGATGGCGACGAACAGCCGAATGCTTGGATGTATGATTTCTACTCATTTGCGTATGATCGGCAGTATGAGCAATTCCGAAATCAAGGATTGCATCAAGTCGGTATGTCGGGGGCGTGCATTTTGATTAAGTCCGAAGTTATACGCGCAGGTGTAAACTATTCGCCGATTTACAACGTATCGCACAGTTTGTGGGAGGATCGGGCTTTTTGCATTCGTGCGGCGGTACATGGGTACAAGATTTGGCTAGACACAACGTGCCCACCTGAGCACCTATACAGGCAAAAGCCAATAGCACCAAGCAACAACAAAGCAAAGCAATCACATTTGAGAAAGTAGGCGAAAGGTCATGACAAGAAACAGCATTGAATCGAGATCATTCGCACGAAAGACAATTGAGTATGAGCATGCAAGGATTCACGAGGGTTATGGATTTGATTGCGATATTGAGTTTACCTTATCAACAACGGTTCCGAAGTATTATCACATACGCACCGGAGCGGATGAGATCCATTTGAAAGATATCGTCATAACGACAAATAAGCCCGAAGTGAAACTGTATTTGTACACGAATCCGACAGTCGCACTAAACGGAAGCCCGACACAAGAAACCATTTTCAATTCTGATGAAGACAGTTTGAACGCTTCTACAATGCGGATTTACAATAACAGTACAGTCACTTCGGACGGTACAAAAAGAAAAGTTTACTATTTATCAGGATCAACTGGGATTGGTCATTCATCCGCCGGAGAAGCTTCAGCATTTGGTGCATGGGAAATCATTTTGCTACCTAATACAGACTATTTAATCAAGATTATTCGCATAGTATCGGATGGCGACACAACTGGAGTATTCAAGTTGCGGTTTTATGAAGAAGACGAAACGCCAATTTAGGAGGTGAGTTTATGACGTTTTGGCGATGGGAATCGGATCAAATCTACAGAAGCAAAACGCCGGATCAATCAATCACGATCAACGCGGCAGAGCCGACAAATGAAATTTTAGATTTGACGTTAACGAAAAACTATTTGAAGGTTGACGTTAGCACTGATGACGATTTAATCAACTTAATTATCAAATCGGTTCGAAAGCAGATTGAAAACGAATTGGGTGGCGTGCTGATTGTTAAAAGATCGGTTACTCAAAAGCAAACAGGCGGGATAGAACAAATAGAACTATTGCGTCAACCAGTCAATTCGATCACAAGCATAACCTACTATGAATCTTTCGATTCAGCAGGCGAAGTTTTATCGGCTAGTGATTATCGAATTATTGGTAACAAATTGATCCATCGTGATGGTTACTGGAAGCAGGGGCGGAACGGTGACGGATATGTCATTGTGTTTAATGCCGGAATAGTTGACGATACCGAAGCGACAGCAGAAGCGGCGACACCTTCAATCAGGCAAGCCGCGTTACGATTGGTTGCGTATCTCTATGAGAATCGCGAAGAATTCGCCACAACAATCGGCGAAGGTGGATTATCGATTTCGTACAATACCATTGTAGGCAATGCTGAATTAAAAAGTTTGTTAGCACCTTACATGGCTTCGAGGGCGGTGTTCTAATGTTGACACACCTTCGACAACGAATACAAATTCAAACACTGACAACAACTGCCGCAGGTGGTGGATGCTTTGAAGAAACTTGGACAACAACAGCCACACGTTGGGCGAATGTCCAGATTCAACGAGCCGCCGAAGAATTTAGTTATGGCAAGGATCAACAAGCGAATACCTACCGCATTATCATGCGTTCCGAAGCATTTACGAACAAAAATCGG